CAGTTTGCAGAAATTTCATTCTTTTTTCTGGGTTTCCACTTTTCCCTATTTTTACTGGGCCCTTCTTCCCAGACTTCATAAAATAAACAAACATATTTTTCCTCCGGACACCACGACATAAAGTATGTTGGTGCATGGACAGACAACAACTTACTTTTATTTGCTTTGAACTGCTTATCAATACCTTAACTTATTGCAACCGAGAACTTTGCGGCGTTGGTCACTCCGCTATAGGGCATCCCCCTCCCCTCTATCATCCATGAATCCTGCATTTAGTGGTTGTTTAAAACGGCCATACTTAAATCCGAGTTAAAATATTGTAACGCTCTGCGTATGCGAACCAGTTGCGAACCGTAACGGTCAAGTATTTGTGAATTTTGGTGATGAAAATCACCGAAAGGTGGACTGATGGGTAATATTTGATATACTTCTACCCAAGTCCTGCTCGACACTCGACGAAACCAAGAATACCCCTTTCGAACCTGTTTTGGAAGGGGTATTTTTTTGCCTGTATATAAGTATAAAAATAAATAAAAAATCTATTGTGCTTTCAATCAACAATTGTTTATAATGTCGGTCTCGTTCGGAGACATAAACCATGGTGACATGGGGAAAGGGGTGGTTATCTACTAAGCCCCGCTACTTGTAGTATTCCGAGCAAGCTGAGTCCGTGGGGTATGCCCCAGTTTCGCTTCCTGAGCGGAAATAAGTGTGAGTAATTAGTTCTGGCTGTTAGGCATAATGACCAAAAGCCATGGTCACCGTGAGGTGAAGCCCAGAACGAAAGCAAGCTCTGATTGGACAAAGAGTAGAGCATTAAGTCAGAGCCGACAGGTAAGGGCGTGTGTTCAGTTGATTTGGTTTGTGCCGCAGGGTACTAAGCCGAAGAAAACAGTAAACCCTATATGTTATTGGGTTAACAGAAGATGTGTGGCATTCCGTAGGGGCAACCCGATGGAACCACAGAGTAGCGCACTTCTTCGTAGATATGCATTGTTTTATAGCTCAGTTGGTTAGAGCGTATCCATTTTAAGGATGTTGTCGGGGGTTCGATTCCCTCTAAAACACCAATCGCAAACGAACTTGAAATTCGTTAAACGCAAAGACGCTGCTCAGCGTGAAGTGAAAATGGCTTAAATCTACAGCCTTCGGGTAATGTAGAACCCTTGAAATCGCAAGTGGACAGGGTTTTGTCAAGAAGAGCACTATCGAGGTTAGCTGCCGAGGTAGGTATCGAGAGGACAGAATAGCGTCACGTCATAGGTCAATGCCGGACCTGTAAAAAAAAGGCAGTCATGCAGTTTTACTTCGGGGCCCTCGGGACTGGAGTGGACAGAAGGGAAAGGTTAGCCGCAAGCTGATTCGTAACCCCTTTAAAGGAACTGTACCAGCCAGTGTAGTCTCAGCTGGCTTAACTTTTAATTTTCTGGAGAGAGGAAATGAATTTAACAATAAATATAGATAACAATTTGAAAGCGGTTCTTTTAACGAACACCGGCAAAGCAGATATTAATTCAGAAATAAGACTATTTGAAGGGAAGATAAAAAAACTTCAAAACAGAATTAAAAAATCTCCGGATGGTAAATATTGGTTGTTTGTTGATAATGCCGATAGCACACGTAGATTTGGGATAGCGCTTAAGATTAAAAATAAAGTGATATCATTAAAGTTTTAAATAAATTCCGTTCCCGTGAGTGATGGGCTGAATTCAAAAATAGAAATAATCACTTACTAAGCCGGAGAAGTTATGAGCTCTGGCTTTTTTATGGCCACGGAATGTCCTGTCTCAATAATTTACGATTAACACCTGATAATCTTTCAACGTATTCAAGATATTCGATTGGAATACCGCACTTATCCCTGTTTACCCAAGCCCACACCGAACCAATTTGCAGTGGGCGCTTAATTAAATCATCTTCAAACAGAATATCAGTTATCTTTCTGGCTGTTTCAGCCTGCCCACCAATAGCCTCGATTGCAGCTGCAGCCTGCAATCTATTAGCTTCGTACTTCTTTTCATAAATTTCTTTTATGGACATATAAATATAACTCTTGGTAAATAACTGCGGTTATTATAAACAATTGTTGACCAACCTTGTATGCCTGTTGTATGCTCTATGTATTGAAATTATCTATTTGGAGAGAGAAAATGGGTCAAGATTTAGTAAAAAGTATTCGCCAATCAATTGGCCACGGCAAGAAAGCCTTCGAGAAACTTGCCTCAGAACAAAGCAATGGCATGGTTTGGGCTAAAGAGTCTGGATTTGCTATGCAGGTTATTGATGGTAACGACTACCTTCAAAAATGCCCTGTTGACTCATTCCGTAGAGCCATTGTTAATGTGGCTGCTATAGGTTTATCCCTTAATCCAGCAGAAAAATTAGCTTACTTGGTGCCCCGTGACGGTAAAGCCTGCCTTGATATTTCATATCGTGGTTTAGTAAAGATTTGCACTGATTCAGGCTCAATCCTTTGGGCTAAAGCAATGATTGTCCACGAAGATGATACCTTTCAATTCGTTAGTGTTGATGAAAAACCGCTTCACACGTTCAATGCATTCAAGGAACGCGGCAAAATTGTCGGTGGTTACTCAATCGCTAAACTTCATAATGGCGATTATCTGGTTGATGCTATGTCAATGAAAGATATTGATGCTGTTAAAAATACCTCTAAAGCCAAGAATGGCCCATGGAAAACATGGCCGGAAGAAATGATGAAGAAAACTTTACTTCGTCGTGGCTCCAAGTCATGGCCAATTAGCCAGCGATTGATGGCTGCAGAAGCCGTGCTTAATGAGCATCAGGGTATTGAGATTGTTCAGCAACCAGAGAAGGAGATTACCCCAAAGGTTGATAAAATACAGATTTGCATGTTAAACAAACTTGCTGTTGATTCCCATGTTAACGTCCAAAAGATTTTCGAAGCGTTTAATATTGAATCCATAGAAGAGCTTCCTGAAACTGAGTTCGCAGCATGCAAGTCTCGCTTGGAAAAAGCACTCGAGGCCCACAATAAAAAAACGGAGAAGAAAAATGCCGACTCCTAAAGAGGCAAAAGAAAAACAGTGCTGCGTGAATGTAAATAGAGCATGCGTAGCAGACCGTTGTATGGGGTGGGATTGGTCATTTTCACCAGAGAGGGCTGATGCTTGGAATAGTGATAAGGCGAATAAAAACCGTCAGGATTATCCAGCAAAAGCAAGAGGGTACTGTGGGAGATTGAAATGCTGACACCGGAACAAAATAAAGTACGTGCTGGCCGGATTACCGGTTCAGTCATGTCAATTATTATGGATGGCGGCATGAAAGCTTGGTGCACCCTACTTGACCAAAAGAAACTGGAGATTGAGCAGCCGGATATTGCGTTTGGTGAGCAGGTAACGGCTCCCTCACTTAGTTGGGGTACCGCCAACGAACCATTAGCAATTGCGAACTATGAAATTATTAATGCGACGGAAGTTGTCAAGCCAAAGCTTTCAATTATTCACCCGAAGCATGATTTCATTGCCTGCATTCCTGATTTTTTGGACGAGGACCATATTGTAGGTGAGGTTAAATGTCCGTTTAATGAAGAAATTCATGCCATGACAGTTGTTTATGGTACCGGTGCCGAGAGTTATAAGCCTCAAATCCAAGCCGAGCTTGCTGTAACTCAGCGAGATGTGTGTAAATTTGTGAGTTACGACCCTCGTTACCCAGACCCAGACAAGCAAATCATCGTTATCGACGTTCTTCGTGACGAAAAATATATTGATAAAATGATTGAGAAATGCACAAAATTTAATGATTTCTTGGTGAGCGACACTCGCCCAGATATTGGTTTTACAACTGAAGTTCCAACAATATTTTAACTGCTAGGAGAGAGAAAATGTCAGGATTAATGAGCCCAGAACAACTTGGTGAAAAAACAGCACCATTAATTGCAACCGGTACCGACCTTCTTGGTCAGGCTGTACGTGCCGAAATACCGAACGCTGAGATACTTGCTCAGGCTGGTGACCTTTATAAAGTTATTAATACCCAGATAAAAAAATCTGATGAAGCAAGAACCGCATTAACTAAGCCGCTTAAGGACCACTGTAAGTGGATTGAAAAGCAATTTAAAGAAACCACTGACCCGTTAACCAAGGCAAAAGGTATCCTGAAAGATAAAATGGATAATTATGTTGCTGAAGAAACCCGCATTCAGGAAGAAGCTAACTTTAAGGCGAAAGCTAAGGCCGAAGAAGAAGCTCTTGCTGCAGCTGCTAAGCATGAAGAGGCTGGTGACAATAAAACCGCTCAGGCTGTTGTGGAAGCTGCTACTGGCCTGCCTGACGCTGTGTCTAAGGCTCCAATTGCTCGTGGGAACCTTGGTTCATCCACATCCACCAGAACCGACTGGAAGGGCAAGGTGGTTGATATAAAGGTATTCTTGCAGGCAATCATCGACGGTGACCTGCCAGAAGAATTTATTACCATTAACCAAGGCGAGCTGGATAAGCTGGCTAAAAGCCGGAAGGTTGAGAAAACAAATTTAGGTATCGAGCTATACAAGAAAGTGAGCGCATCGGTACGCTAAGCCACTAAATTAAGGAAAACCAATGGAAAAGAAATATTCATTCAAAACGGACAGAGCCAGCGTAGAGTTCGTTATCAATAATTTATCTGACCAAAAGAGAAATCTTAATGAGTGGGAGAATAACTACATTATCAGTATTAAAAGGCACTACATAACAGAACATAAATCCCTGTCTGAAAGGCAGTATGAAGTATTAAGTAAAATTTGGGAGAAATACTAATGGCAAATGGCGTAAACAAAGTAATTTTAATCGGTAATCTCGGGGCAGATGTTGAAGTTAAATTCCTGCCAAATGGTACCGCGGTGGCTAATTTCACCGTTGCTACTGGCGAAAGTTGGAAGGACAAAAATACTGGTGAAAAAGTCAATAAGACTGAATGGCACCGTATCGTTGTATTCCGTAAGCTGGCTGAGATTTGCGGCGAGTATCTGCACAAAGGTTCTAAGGTTTATATTGAAGGCAAACTGCAAACCCGTAAATGGCAGGATAAAGAAGGTAAAGATAGTTGGACAACTGAAGTGTTGGCCAATGAAATGCGTATGTTGGATGCGCGTGGCGGTGATGGTTCTTCTAGCGGTGGCCAGAATCAAAATGCGTCATCCAGCTCCAATCAACCAAGTCAGGCTGCTCCGGCACCAGATAATGACTTCGATGATGATATTCCGTTCTAATGAAATATTGGGTCATCATTTTAATTTTGATGATTCATGAAATGTGGGAAGCCATGGGCCCGTTTGGGCTTGTGCTTTCCGCACCATTTATTGGGTATACCGTAGCTTACTGGTTAACTCGGAGAGAGAAAAAATGACAGAAGAAGAAGCTAAGACTAAATGGTGTCCTTATGTCGAGGGGGAATATAGAGCAAAGTCTATTCTCGGTAAAAAAATTGATATGAACCGCAGCTGCATCGCATCTGACTGCATGATGTGGAGAAGCACGGGCTCAACCCAAAAAGAAACTGGAAAGATGCTCGCAGTTAATTACGATAAAGGACGCATGAGGCCAGAACCAGAAATGATAAAACTTAAAACTGGGGTTTGCGGATTAATTGGAGTTTCATTATGACAGCAGAATTGAAAAATCCTCACGCCACAATGACGAACTGGCTACCATCGGTTGAATTATTGCCAGACGGCATAACCTTCTCTGATTTAGATGGGATTATGGAGCGTAAAGGCCATTTTCTCGTGGTTGAAAGCAAATATAAGAACGAAAACATTGGGAAAGGGCAGCTGATAATGCTGTCCCAGCTAAGCAAATTACCCCAGTTCAACGTATTTATGGTGCACATGGATAAAGCAACTGGACTCGTTGAGGATTTTTACTACCTCAACAACGGTGTTTCCGGAACCCAGTATTTTGGTCACGAGAAATGGGTTCAAATAGTTAAGCGCTGGTGGGATAAAGCAAATGGATAGTCACTTTGAAAATACAGCACTATTGTGGGATTACGGGGAAAGCTCCGGTACTGGCCCATGGATAAAATTACTTATACCCCCATCAGAATTACCTATGTGGCGTGGTGGTAAAGGTAATACGTTCGAAATAACCGCATGCCTATGCGATGAAGTGGCCGGAGAATACAAGCTCAATAAGAATGTTGTCTGGCGCAATGAAGGTCAGCAGCTCGGGTTTGGTGAGACAGACAGTAAAGGTGGTTGGGTAAAGTTCCGTATCGACCCGATGGACCTGACGTTTTTCCGCGGTAGAAAAGATGATATTTTCTATTGGAAATTTATTGCTACAGAAAAAGTCGAGGAAATCCAACGTGCAAAAGCTAAAAAGAAAAAAGAAAAAGGTCAGTGGGGTTACGAAGTCATGGCCCTTCATCAATCTGGATTTTTTAAAGCGCCGAAACTATGGAAAATCTTGGGCACTGATAGTCAATATCAGGAGTTTACTCGGAACAGAAAATGTATTGTTAGTGGTGGTTTCGACTGGGATGGCGAAAAAGGTGTGGAAAGAACTGAGTTTGCCCATGTACGACGAGCTGGTGATTCAGGAACGGCACACAAGCCAGAATTTAGTGGAGTTCCTCTTGTCCACGAAATACATCGACTTCAGCACAGTGGTGGAGAAACGGCGGCCTATCAACAATATCTGGTTAGACGAGGCATCGATGCTGGAGGTGTTGTCACCGAAACAGCTGCAAAAGATTGGTTCGAGAAAAAAGCATTAGAAAATGTTGAGAAATGGGCGCATGGTGCGCTGTTAGTAAAATTTAATGAATGGTGGAAAGCAAAAGGCTGGGACTTCGAGTGTGATTCTTTAACTAAAATACCACCAGAAAATCTATTTCACTGGGCAAAAGATAATGATATGACGCAATATTTACCTAAATGTTACAAGGAGTCACAATGAAAAATAAAAATCCGATTAATAGGGCTGCTGAAATGCTAATAAATGTGATGGCGTTCGGTGGATTCTTAGTTTTATGTATATTTGTTTACGTCGCTTTTATTTATGACGCTGAAGCAAAAACATATACCGACAAACCGATGAGCGGGTACTACATGACTCAGGTTGACAAGGTTTATGATGGTGACACGTTCTATGGCTGGACCAGAACATTCATTTACCAAGGCACCTACATGAAGATACGAATCCGCGGGATTAGTGCACCGGAAATTCGTGGGTCTGACGCTTGTGAAAAAAAACTGGCCTATGCATCTCGTGATTATCTTAAGAAAATTTTAACCAGCTCCAGCTTTATCAGGCTTGATAAGCTCGGATATGACAGTTTTGGCAGGGTATTAGCTGAAGTTAATATATCCCAAGGCTCGGTAGCCGTGCTCATGATTCAAGCTGGCTACGCGAGACCTTACATCAAGGGTGACACAATGCCGTGGTGCGTTAGTTCTTAAGGTTAGGGTGAATTTCTGACTCTTCTTTATAAGCCTTCATTCTCCCCTGCATGCGCTTGATTTCTTCCTTGTAAGATTTTCTCAAGTCCCGCTTTTCATCAGGTGAAAGGTTGGGGTTTGAGAGCTCCCTACGCATGGATGTTTTCTTATCCTGCATATCACGCTGCATAAACTTCAAGTTCGTCTTCCGGCTTCGCTCAGCCTCAATTGGATAAATATTTACACCTAACCAGCGCATAGTTGCCTGCGGAAGTGTTGGTTGTGGGTTACCCCATTTATCTTCGAACCCAGTACCTGCTTTCCACATTTTTCCTAACGGACCTTTGCTGGTCATCCATGGTGGAACCATCAATGAATATACAAAATTCATCCGGTCATATACTTGCTTCGATGGCAGGTCACCCTCATTCACAATTTCTTTTCTGGTGAACGGGTCAATATTGGTCATCATCGCACCCATTAATTGAGGTATTGGCCCACCAAATAAACCGGTGCCCTGAATTAAATTACGTCCAGCATCAGCCTCATCTGGGTCAACCAAACCACCAGCATCTTCAGCGAGGTCAGTCCAAGCTGTCCATGGGAAGAAATACCCCATATTGAAAGCCTGCCACCTACCCTCGGCATCCTTCCAAGGAAGAATCATTGCGTGACCACGTTCTCGCAACCATTTAGGCAGGGCCATTTTAAGGCTCTCAACATCCTCATCATCCACATCATTTATTGCAGCAACTGCCATCGA